TATACCTATTGACTTTATCTGATCTCCTACAAAAGATGGGAGTGGGTTTGTTCTATCATCTCCAACATCTCTATTTTGCCATTCCCCTTGTCTTAGTGTAAATGTAGCAACTCCACCGGATACGCTCTCACGGACAAGAACATATGGCATAGTAGCAGGGTTCATACCAAGTGTGAGATTAGGTTCAACAGTCTCATTCCAGGTTAGTGTGTTTCCAGCACTACCCGTGGCTGTGGTAGCCTTAAGCCAGAATGCGGCATTCTCAGCGGTATTGCCGCCAGGAGGCTTTACTCTTATCCTAAAGTTAGCCGGAGCTTTATTTGGAAGTAAAGTAGTCTGTTCGACTTCTTTGTACAAGGCTACTGCATTTGCATTGCCGTTATCATCATCAACATATATAGTGAAAGCTGCTCCATCTTTTCTTGATAAGAAGATGCAGTTGTCCTTCAAGGTTATATTGTAGGTAGCTGAGATATCAACACCACCCCAAGTACCTTTTAATGCATCCGGACCTCCTGAACCTCCGTGCATACCACTGTAGATCTGAGCGGCGGCAGTTGAAGGCTTTGTACTTGCTATGTCCTCTGCATTGTCACCCTTCTCTGCCATCTGCCAACCTACTTCAGATCCATTAACAAATACACCAATTCGCTTGGTGTAATCTTGGAATTGAATGTAGATAATTGCTTCATTCTCTAATGATGGAGACTTTGCTGTCCCTGCGGTTACTACCTTATCTCTGTTTATCAAGAAAGTGTAATCACCTATTGTTCTCGCTTCGATGTTCTCAAGCGGGTTTGCATTCGCGAGGTACGTTCCAGCACTGTCTTGCACATTCACTGTGTGGACAGTACCATCAGGAGACCAAGCTTTGAGCGTTCCATTTGGCTGTACCTCAATTAAGTATTCTTCATCATTCCTAACATAGTGGTGCCATTTAGACAAAGGGTTCTGAGATGCACCAGTAAGAACTCCTGTCTTACTTGTACCTGCTCTTGAGGTCAAACCCCGTACTACATCAGGCCGGAAATTTTCTGACAAGGTACACTGACCAGGGAATCTATTCTTCTCAGGTTGCTGAGAGACTCCCTGGATCGGCCTTCCTTGATTACTGGTTACATAAGTCATATCCCTCCTTAGTATGTGTTACGTCTTGGGAAAGTGTCAAGTTGGTTAGACCATGAGTTGAAGCCACCAACCTTTCTCATGAAGACTTGCATGTTCGGGTTGTCAAGGATCTGGTTCTTCTTCTTATTCCTTGCTTCTTCCCTCTGCAATAGGTTCATTGCATCTGTCTCATCCTGCTTCTGGAACTTCCATCTTCTCTCGTCAACCTCAAGGTCTTGAGCGAACTGCCGTCTGGCAATATAGGTGATTGCTGTCTGTGCAATAGGTGGAAGATCATTGAAGTCAAGAAGAATGATAAACATCATCTGGATTGTCATCACTCCACCAACCTCATAGTTTGCAAGGTCAGTCAAGTCAAAGGTATGGTTGATCAGATCATATATCTTACCTTCACGCATGACAAGCTGTAACCCTCTGGATGGTCCAGTGGTTACAAGAGACAAGGCATTGGCAGGGGCAACTATCTGTCCTGTGTTGCTGTCAGGTATCATGTTCCAGTTTGGTTCTTTGTTAAAGTACCACCCTCTCTGTTGCACCTCTCTGGAGATTCTATCAATGGTCTCGCCAGCCTGGGAAGCATCAAGGTCAGGGTCATTGTCATCTGATATCGGAGACAACCCGACACCAGCAAGGCATGTATTGATTGCTGTTAACTTATCTGTCATGTATTCTCCTTTACAAAAAAAAAAAACCCACCACTACGATAAGTAGCAGTGGGTGATAGTCCGAGTCAATGTCTAACAGTGTTAGACTACTGATTAGGCGTAAGTCTTAGTAGCTTTCGCTTTGCCTTTGGCCTTGGTCAGTACGTTAGCATCGGCGGTGGCAGATGCAGAAACGACAACAGCGCAGTTGTCATACCGTCCAGTGGTGGCACCTTCAGCAAGCCAAGAGTCACAGAAGTAACCTTTGGATTTCTTGTCAAAGAAGATGTCAGACTGTAAGGAAATGGTACGACCAGTCAGCAGAGCATCAGGGCCATAGATAACAGCCTGGGCAGCCTGCATGTCAGAAGTAACATCGTAACGATTGCCGTTGTTGGCATTGGACAGAAGGTGGTTGGTCTCGCCATCATGCGGGTTGATCTTCATCTGAGTGAACTCAACAGAACCCATGACAGGGAGGTTCCAGCCTTTCAGCCGACCAGACAGGTTGGCATCAAAGTTGGTTCCGGTTGCTTCATTCTGACCACCTTCGGTCTGAGCAATGAAACCGTAGTCAACCAGCAGACCGAACTCTGCAATGGGAACAATAACTTTCAGGCCCATCAGCGGCACACGCTGAGTAACCAGACCCATGAGAGCAATCTCAATAGCAGAGACAAGCTGGTAGGGATCTTGTGCCTGAGTAAAGTCATCTTTCAGATTAACCTTGATGGCTACACCCTGACCAGTTACACGGGAGATGCCGCCAGTAATGGTGTTTGCATAGGGATCAAAGGCACCGCCTGTCAAGCCAGTGGCAAGCAACTGCTGAACGACCATCTGATCTTCAAGGGTTTTGAGTTTACCCATCTGGTTGGAAGCCAGCTTGGTCATAACATCAAAGTCATTCTGAATGTCATGCAGGGTATGAATGGTGTTACGGCCCAGGACGATAGTATCAACTACCAGTGCGTTCTTGTTGAACTCAGTGGAGTTGTCAGCTTCGGGTTCCTGGCCGGGAGTAAGGGTCTGCAACTTGGTCTCACCCATGTACTTGTCAGATACGATGTTAGTACCGACAACGTCCTGTACAGTGAAGCCGCCAAGCAAGTTCTCACCTTTAAGGTACTGCTCATGGACAACCCCGTTAAACTTCTCAATGAGTAGGGTAGATACGTCAGCGCCCACAGCAGGGTTAGTCAGGTTGTTCGTGGTAGATCCAGACATAAGTTAAATCCTCCTTTACATATATGTGTTAGTTGGGATAGAAGAAGTTAGAGAGTAGAAGCTAACACTACTATGCTACTAATACTCTCTTAAACTCTCTTATTATTTCTTATTATTTCTTGTCATCTCTATACTGGTCCCTAATTAACTAATGAGGGAATACTGCATCTTAAATGCCTTTTGCCATGCCAGCCTGTCTACGGGCATCCCAACCCTGGGGATCTTTTCTGTACTCCCCGTTCTTGAATGCTTCAAAGTACTCAGCCTGGGTTACGGCACCGTTGTCATCAGCCGGTGGGTTATTGGAACCATCTTCAAGGTCAAGAGAGACAGGAGCAACAGGCTTCCCTGCTGAGTCGAATTTGGACCAAAGGTCAGCGATCATGAGCTTCTGCATACGCATACTGCCATTCTTCATAACCTCGTTAAATTCGTTGATCTCTTCTTCTGATAGGTTCTGTTCAGCAAAGCCACTGAGGTCAGCCCAACGATCTTCGCCGCCCATCAGTTCAAGGGTTTCTTCCCAAGCTTCGGTTGCTGCTGCTTCGGCTTTGGCCTGACCATCCTTGAATGAGCTCATGGTTGCGGTATCTTTGGCCTTTACTCCCTCAAGGAAAGTATCGACCTGCCATTTCCCAAACGCCTCATTCAGGGCCGCTCTCGTTTCATCTGAGAGACCTTCAGGGCTGTACATCTCTTTAGCTATCTCCGTGGCATCAAACCCGTGCTCCTGGGCAAAATTCGCCATATCGACCGGGATGTCAATATCAACCATCACACCATCGTATTCGATCCCGGAGACCTTTAAATCCTCCATATGGGGCGGTGGTGTCGGTTCGCCTGGTGTTGTATCCCCTTTGTCCTTATCGGCTACAGGATCGACAGGATTTGCGTCCTGGGTGGGTGTATCGACAGTAGGCTCAACAGAAGGTGTGGGATCCACATTCGGTGCGGTTGCAGTCGGATCTACTACGGGTTCAGTTACTTGATCAGGCATAAATATCCTCCTTAAATTAAATCTATTAGGGAGATGGCTACAGTAAGTAAGATACCTACTGCGACCATCAGCCTAAGTTTAGTTGTGGTTTTCATTGGTTAAGGGCCTTGTTGATAAGCTCAGGACCAGCCTTCTCAGCAGCGCCAGCAAGTGCCTCTGCTGCCAATCCAGCTTGTTGCGCTTGAGATTCCTTCTTCTGCTGTGCTTCCCATTCTTCATCAGTCATCATCCAAGGCATCTTCATTGACAGACCAGCGGCAACCTCTCTGGCATATACGTCCCACTTAGTCCTTTGCTGGACAGGTGCAGGCCATACTTGAGGTAGTTGCATCATCTCAGTGAACTGCTTGATTTTGTCCAGATCACCAACACGACCGAGAGCAGATAACCCGGTTACGATCTGAGGGATAACCTTCTCTTGTGGGAGTGGGAAGCCAACAGACTTGAGGTAGCGACGAGCAAGCGGAGACTGCATAGTCTGAGCAAGTAAAGTGTAAACGCCGCCAAGAGAAGTCTCAAGCTCTTGGGCATCTATCCTAAGTTCAACAGTGGTTACACGCTCTGCATCTCTCCTTACGGCAGAGTTCATCAGGAAGGCTTGCCCTATCCTTCTCTTGTATTCATTGAGGACTTCGCTGATAGGCTTGAAGTCGGCATACTTCTCAAGCTGTAAGACACCAACGTCCTCAATGTTACCTAAGATCCACTCACCTATTGGAGAGGTTGCCACTTCATCAATGTCAATAATGGAGCCTGGACGTAAGAAGTATTTGATATCTGCCATGAGAGCCATGCCTTTAGCCAAAGCCTCTGACAAGAACTCAATAACATAGAAGTCACCAGCATGGTCTTCAACAAGCCCACGCCCATAATCTTCTCCGTTGGTATGGTTGAACATCAAGGGAATCCATGGTAAGTCTTCTTCTGGGAGTTCTTGCCATGACTTGATCTGTACGCCAAGAGCAGACTGAGTCACCCCGAACGTATCAGGCCCGGTGCGTATAACCCAGGTATAAAGAGTAACATCTTCATCCTTCTTGCACACGCCTGGGCCTTTAAGCTTTCTTAATGTATCCTGAACATCTTGTGCCATAGAAGAGAAAGCTTTCTTATCCTCAATGACCAGTTCACAGAGTCTCCCTGACGTATCTCTTCGGCAGCAATACCTGTTCAGCTTAATTGCTTGGAGGTTGCCATCCTTCGGTGCATACATCAGGACGTTTCCTGTAATGAGCAGGTTCTTGAAAGCATCAACGTAAGCGACACGGGCAGCTATCTTGGTCTGGTATGTCTCTGCTCTCTTCTCTGCCTCAACAAGAAGCTCTGATAGTTCAGTAGGTTCATATCCTGCCTGTTGTAATGCTGCCCTTGCTTCACTCTCAAACTCAAGCTTGAAGAAAGACCGCTGAACCGGGAACAGGGTAGTGGTTAATTTGTTAGCAAGATGGTTGACAGCTTGAGCGCCTATGCCCTGATAACCATGTTGGTTGGCATCGGCACCTCTGTTCTTGTCATCATTGTCAGGTACGATGTAGGGTAGCGTAAACCTGCCATACTCACGACCTCTATCAAGGTACTGGTTCCTTGTAGAAAGGAGGGCAGCTTGTCGCCCTCCAAGATCTAATGTGGTTCCGATACCCTGCTTGACCTTTCTTAACAGGGCTTCAATCATACTATACGTTTAATCCAGATGCGCCACCAGCAGACGCACCACCTGACGGTTTGATCAAAGCACGTTTGCCCTGAATCTTGAGATCTCCTGGTTCGTCTTCTGCCGTACCAAGGACAACATCTTCTGCCTCTGTTTCTACTACACGTTCAGGGCGCTGTGCCGGTTTAGCCGGTTCAGCCGGCTCTGGTGCTGACATTCCCATAAGTTACCTCCTTATAGTTTCATGTTAAAGTTATAGCCTCCAAGCTGGAAGCCAAGTGATTTATACATAGAGACCGCAGGTTTGTCATCATGGATACCTGAGTGCGCTCCACAATGAATGCTCTTGCAACCGGAAACCTTACACCATTTGATGAAGGCTTTAACAAGATCCTTACCTACGTCATTACCTCTTGCCTCTTCGCGGACATACATGAACATCTCCTGTCCGATAGGATCATCAGACCACGCTTGACCTGTGATGCAACCCCAAAAGAAACCAAGGATCTCACCTTTGGCATCGACAGCAATGAACATGTTATGACTCCGGTTAGTGATTGCGTGAATGGCAAACTCCATAACCTTTTCCTCATTGAAGGTATGTCCATTCCATCTGTCTGCCTCTTCAAAGTATTCCTTTGCGATTGTGATAAGCTTAAGCAGATCAAGTTCAATAGCTATTCTTATTGTATACGGCTTCAATGTCCCTCCTTATTTCTTCAATGACAACATTCTTGATCATGTCAGCATGGCATGACTTGTGAGTAACTGGGATTGGATTAAGTAACTTCATCAAGAAGTCAAACGTATCCGGTGGTATGGTAGGAAGCCTGTCAGGTTTAGGCTTCTTCCCAACCCGTGTAGGACTGCCCGGTAATCCCGCCATTGATTTCCGAAGTTTGTTCATTTACATCTCCTACGATCTGCTTGAGATCTTCAATGTTAATTCCTTCCCGTGTTGCTGCTTGACGCAGAGCATACGGGGGTTCATCGCCAGCTTCAAGATGCCGAAGCACCTCTTTAAACACTTTGTAGTTCATCATACGTCTGCCTCCTCTTTATCAAATCTCTGCGCCCCGACCTTCGGAAGTCTTAACACGCCCTTACTGGATTCTTGAAGCGCATAGACTTGAAAGATTTTACCAATAGGACTTCCCTCGCTATGAGGTGTCCCATTGATTGATTCTCCACAGGACCAGCACTTGAATAGCCATTCAGCATCCTCGTGTGTCCACCCTTTACCAAGCATGGCTTTAATGGTCTCACCATTCTTCCATTTGAAAATAAGGTTGGCAACCTTTCCTTTGTATTTTCCAGTACCTTCTTCCCAACCAACACACTCAAGGTCGTAGTCAA